AAACAAAAAAAATCATAGGACCAATCGCTTCGGATGATGGTATATATGTTGACGGTCCAGCGATAGGTCTTAAAGTTGGTAAAGAATATAGAACATATTATGTTGGAGAGTGGACAAGACCAATGCTCGTTCACTTGAGAGTTGGAATAGACATTGTTTCTCTTGTTATTAATGGGCAAGAAGTTATATCTTTAGATTATGACAGAGAAACTATTTCTTTCCCAGAAATGTTTAATGAAAACGAAAAAGACCAAGACTGGATAGGGTTTTATGCACACGAAGAAGTTTATCCAATAGAAATTGATTGTGTTGGAATTTATCCATATGTAGTTGCAACCGCTATGGCAAAAAGAAGATTTGTTTTTGGTCAAGGTGTAGAAATACCAGAAAATATTAATACATCATATAGCGGAACTTCCGTATTTATTGATTATGCTTTTGCAGATTATACTGCCAATTATTCTTACCCAAAGGTTGGATCCTGGCAACAAGCATTTAACGATAACACATCAATTGTTAATAAATCTTTATCTGTGCCATCTGGACCTCTTCCAGAAATAGTCCTGTCGTCAAAAACAGAAAAAGATTTACTGTCAGACTGTAAGTTAGTTCAGTCATCTGATACAGAAAACTTTTTTTCTTTTAGGCCTAACCCTACTTGGAATTTAGTTTCTGGCTATTTATTTTTTAAAAACTTTGATTTTTTAAAAAGCCCAGTATCTGCCTTTTATGGTTGTATGAGAATCCCAGATTCATCTCCTACTGTTCAAACACTTTTTAGAATTGAAAAAGAAAACACCAATAGTTATTTTGCAATAGAACTAATTAACAATCAAATATCATACTCTATAAATTATGACGGAATTTTAGAAACAATATACTCTCCAACTGTCGCAGAGCCTGGGGAATTAATTAATGTTGGAATAAATATTCCAGCGTTTGTTTCTAGGTTTGGAAATCCAGCCTCAGATTTCTTTGGATCTTTATCAGATTTAAGACTATATGTAGGCGGTAAAAAAGACGAAACTTCTACATTTACGGGTAAAATTTATAAGATTGGCTTTTGTACAAAATACAACTTTCAAAAAATTAGGTCATTATTTAATGAGATAGGTGTTCCAGTTTGGAACGAAGATCTTTTTGCTGTGTATCAGAACAATCAGTTAATAAATATAGACGGTGGAGTAGACACAACATCAATGTCACCACATGGAGGAACAACGGATACGGCTAACGGCGCTATATCTGGAGGTGGTGTTTTTATATCTGATGAAGATTTTCTTATAGATCATGTGGCAAGTTATACTCTTTTGCCAGATGAAATTTTTGATACATACAGTTTAACAGTGTCTGCAAACGCATATTGGGAAGATCAAATTCCGCTAACATATTTTGCTGAATCAGTTTTAGATAAACGGGGGGATCAGTATTTTGACCTTGATTTTATACAGTTTAATATAGACTATCCAATACCATCAAAAACTATTGCAATAGAAACTGAACCAGTTGACTGGACATATGCAGAACTTGCTAATGAGTATGGTCTGCCAGTTCAAAGAACTTATGAGTCACTTGATAATTATTTATTTACTGGTTATAATGATTATGAAGATCTTAAAAACAAAATAGCAAAAGACTATAGGTATGACACAGATGGAGCAATAGTAAAAACTTATGTTACATTTCAGTATACAGAGTTGGGGGCAAATCAAACTTCTTTTTATTTTACAAAAACAGAAAGACCTTCTAGAAATGGAATTTTAATTCCTGGCTCAGACTGGATGACTACAAAGTATGAAGTTGTAGACAATATGATAATTTATCCACCAGTTGGTGTAGACTTTAACGATCTCTCTATAGTTACGCATATTGATATAAATGTTAAAAATTCATCAACTCACAATGTCAATATTAAAAAACTTTCTTACGCATCGCAGGCACTAAATGAATCAGACGCAAGTCCAATAGGAACTAGGTTTGGAACCCCTATATACCCATATACCAAAACTGGAATTTACTATAACTTTAAAAAGAATAATCCATTTTCTATATATACTGGATCATCTCCATATTTGTATCTTACAAAAACAAGTGGTATTCAAGTAAAGGGGCAGTACGATCCTATTGTTAATCGTGGACTTTCTATTCCTATGAATACAAGCAGAGCAAATAACTTTAAAGTAATAGCAATGCAAATGGCTGTTAGATTTGATGGAGACTACTTTCCATACGCACCAACTCAAATATTTGAAGTAGAAAGCAAAGGATCATATATAAAGTTTTACATGGTTGCAAATGACCCAAGTGGAAGAAGAGCAAAAATTTACGCAATTGATGCAAAGACTGGTTTAGTTCAAGACGGCATTGGGTTTTACTGGAACGGAAAGATTGTAAAAGAGCCAGTGCTAACTCTTCAAGAGTGGGGATTCTTAGGTATTAATTTTGCAGACAGTCTTGACTTTTCATTTTTTGAAGGGGCAACAAGATTGACTGGCCCACTAATGTTTAATAGTGTTTCTTACTATCAATCAACAAACCTTCAAGAAGTCCAAAACATATCAGAAAGACCATGGTTTAGGGTAAAGGTTTTATCTGGCTTAGGTCTGGACTGGGAGTTCTGGAATGTTGGATCATTTAACTGGAATAAAGTTCTTGTGTTGGCTGAAACCAGTTATTATGGAGTAAACCCATCAGAGGTATACAAGAGTTATACTGGAACAAATAAATTAATTGTAGGAGACAACTTCCCATTGACAGTTGGAGATTATGCGTACTCTTTATATAATGACATTTCCTGGAATAAATTTACGGTTGATCCCGTTTAATATGGTATACTTGTGGATATGGATTCGTTAATAGACCCAAAAACTGGTCAACCAATTGTTAAAAATGTCAGACGTAGAGTCATTGAAAAAGATTATGACTGGGGTCTATACATTTATAAAAAGGCCAACGGAAGATATTTCTCAGATGGTCATGGTTCTGTCTTAAATATTCCTTCTATGCGAGGGGACATTTCAAAAATTTCAGAACTAAAGCAGGCAGCAATACACTACGGAGACCCAGGAGACGGAACTGTAGAATTTATTGCTGGCTCATCTCGTGTATCTGAAGAAGAGTATAGCGAGCAAGTAGACAGAATGAACTCTGGATTGCTTCCTAATCTAAACGATCTTGGAGCAGTTCAAGCAGCAAAAGATACAATAGCATTGTATGGAGACGAGGAGTAATTATGGAAGATAACGAAATTGTTATTGGGGCAAGCATTGATCGTGCAATCAGTAAAGACGAGCCATTCTTAAACTCAGATCCTTTTAAGGGTAATTGGGAAACACTAAAGACTCTAGACGGCCTAGACTCAAATTTTAAAAGACGCATAAGCAGATCTTCAACCAAGATGGTTGAGCCAACAACACAATATACAACTGCAGCACTTGCTGGAAAAAGCGGTATTGATGGAGCACAATCAAAAGAAATAAACCCAGGCCTAGTATATGTAAACGGCTACGGAATGTTCGATGTTATTACACCACCATGGAACCTATATGAATTGGCAAACTATTACGACACTTCTTTTGCAAACCACGCAGCCATTGATGCAAAGGTAGAAAACATTGTCGGACTTGGCTATGAGTTTCATATCTCTCAAAGAACAATGCTTCGTTTAGAGTCTTCAGAAGACAATAGCGCTACACAAAAGGCAAGAAAAAGAATTGAAAGAACTAAGATTGAAGCAAGAGATTGGCTAGAGTCACTCAATGACGATGACTCTTTTACTGCAACTATGGAAAAGGTTTATACAGATCTTCAATCAACTGGAAACGGATATCTAGAAGTAGGAAGAACTACTCGTGGAGAGATTGGGTATGTCGGTCACATCCCAGCAACAACAATGAGAGTAAGAAGAATCAAAGACGGATATGTACAAATTATTGGAAATAAGATTGTTTACTTCCGTAATTTTGGAGCAAAGAATCCAAACCCACTAACAACAGATGCAAGACCAAACGAGATTATTCACTTTAAGCAATACTCACCTCTTAACACTTTCTACGGAGTACCAGACATTATGTCGGCCATCAACTCCCTGCATGGAGACTCGCTTGCTTCACAATATAATATTGACTACTTTGCAAATAAAGCAGTGCCAAGATACGTAGTAACACTAAAAGGTGCAAAACTTTCTGGAGACGCAGAAGATAAGATGTTCCGATTCTTGCAGACAAATCTCAGAGGGCAGTCACACAGAACGCTATATATTCCACTTCCAGGTGATAGCGAAAACAATAAAGTTGAATTTAAAATGGAACCCATCGAAGACGGTATACAAGACGGCTCATTTAAAGAGTATCGTAAGCAAAACCGTGATGACATCCTGGTAGCACATCAAGTGCCATTGTCTAAACTTGGAGGTGGCGATTCTGGATCTATTGCAGCAGCACTTGCACAGGATCGTACCTTTAAGGAGCAGGTTGCAAGGCCAGCACAAAGACAATTGGAAAAAATGATCAATAAGATCATTCGTGAAAAGACAGACATTGTTGAATTTGTATTTAACGAGTTAACCCTAACAGATGAAATCGCACAATCTCAAATCCTTGAGAGGTATGTAAAGAATCAGATCATGACTCCGAATGAAGCACGAGTTGCTCTTGACATGCCACAGCGAGAAGGTGGGGACGAAGTCTTACAACTTAAGCCAGAGGCTGCAGCAGAAGCAAGCACAACAAGGGCTAGGGATTCAGAGAGAACAAACAACAACTCTGACAGTTCTTCAACCGTTGCTGGACGAAATCCAAAGGGTGAAGGAAGAAAAACTCCCTGATGTCCGATATGTCCAGAATGTGATACTTGTGTAAAATGGAGGGTATAATATAGTGGTGAGCAATATATCTAAAGCCCATTGGAATTCAGATGGGGAAAATCTTCGTCTATCAATGCCTTTTAGTAAGGTCGACAAAGAACGACGCATCGTTTCAGGTTTTGCATCATTAGACAATCTAGACAAGCAGATGGATATCGTAACAGCAGAAGCATCTATGAACGCTTTTGCAAAGTTTAGAGGAAACATTCGTGAAATGCATCAACCACTTGCAGTTGGTAAGATGGTAAATTTTAAAGAAGATAAGTATTTTGATCCAGACTCAAAGAAATTTTACAGAGGCGTTTTTGTTTCAGCATATGTTTCAAAAGGTGCACAAGATACTTGGGAAAAAGTTCTAGACGGAACACTAACAGGTTTTTCTATTGGTGGACGAATGAACAAATGGGATGACGGATTTGATGAAAAGTCAGACTCACAAATTAGAATTATTAAAGACTACGACCTGATAGAGTTAAGCCTTGTAGATTCACCAGCAAATCAATTTGCCAATATAGTATCGGTTGAAAAAGTTGATGGTGTAGATATCGTAAAGGGAGACTTAACAGTTTTAGAAAATGTTTTTTACGACAAGGAAAACGGTATTGTAATATCATCTGAGAACGAATCAGAACTCAGCCCAGTCAGTGGAGAACAAATGGAAAATATAGGGTTCGTTGAAAAAACGGATAACGAAAAAACAGTAATGATAAAATTCTTAGTTGATAGTGCTAAAGGCATTAATACTTCTAAGATTAACAAGGAGGTACAACCTATGACAAAATCAAAAACACAAGTTGAAAAGACAGATGT